ATGACACTGTAGAGGCTTATCGTTCATACTATATAAATGAGAAAGCAAATTTCGCAAAGTGGAAGAACGTGAAGATACCGGAGTGGTTTAATGTCGGAGAAGCCGCATAACTACATAAATGAAAAAATAGAGAAAGCAGAAAAAGAAATTCAGAATCATATAGATAGAATAGCTAAAAAAAATTCTTTAGAAGGTTTAAGCATAGTTGATAGATCTAAAACAGAATTAAAGATGTTAGAATCTCTTTTTTCATATCTACACAAAAAATTAAAAAAGTTAAATAAAGAATTGGAGTCTGAAGAATAATGCCAACGTATACATTTTTTAATGAGTTATCAGGAACAGAATATGACGAGTTCATGTCTATTTCTGATATGGAAAAAATGATGAAGGAAAATCCACATATCAAAAGAGTGTGGAATCCTGATTGTGCTCCTGCTTTGACTGGAGATCATCTTATGGGCGTAGGCCCAAAGAACGATGAAGGATTTAAAGATGTGATGAGAGGTATTGCTTCCAAACATCCTGACTCACCAATGGCAGATAAGTATGGTAGTGGTAAGAGCACTAAAAGATTACAAGCTGAAAATATCTTCAATAAACACAGGAACAGAAAATAATGTCATCTAAGAAAGTTGCTAAAGATATTGTACAATCTAGTCTGATTGATATCAAACCTATTACTGATAATCAAAAAATTGTCTTTGATTCGTGGAAGAAAGATAAACATCAATTTTTGTATGGTGCGGCAGGAACTGGCAAAACCTTTGTGTCTTTGTATCTTGGTTTGAGAGATGTTTTGGATTTGAAGACACCATATGACAAGGTGATTCTGGTCCGTTCTTTGATACCTACCAGAGAGATTGGTTTTCTGCCTGGAGATGAAGAAGATAAGGCTGCACTGTATCAGGTGCCATATCAGAACATGGTCCGTTGGATGTTCAAGATGCCAAATGAACAGGCATTTAACAATCTGTACGACAAACTAAAAACACAGGGCTCTTTGTTCTTTTTGTCAACTTCTTTTCTTAGAGGGTTGACATTTGATAACAGTATCATTATAGTAGATGAATGTCAGAATCTAAACTTTCATGAACTCGACACCATTATCACAAGAGTAGGACAGGATTCAAGGATTGTTTTCTGTGGAGATTTCAATCAATCAGATTTACAAAAAACAAATGAGAAAAATGGTCTGTACAATTTCTTGAACATTCTACAAGAGATGGAAGAATTTAATTGTATAGAATTTGACATTGGTGATATTGTTAGATCTGGGTTCATAAGGAGTTACATTATCAACAAAATAAAGATGGGTTTTCATGGAGAATAAATGGAAAAAATGATTTATATCAAACCATCCCAAAAGGATTGGCCAATATTTCACATGAAGTCTCCCGTAAAGATTAAAAATCTACGGGGAAGTAATGTTGATGCATTTAATCAAGAACTGGAGAATGACATTAGAGACTCTGGTGATAGATTGCAAGGTGGCACTGCTGCAAAATGTTATATGACACAATGGGATATGCATCAAGAATATGATTCTTTTAAGAAATTAGGTGAATTGGTAATTAGTCTTGCCAAGACAGTGCCACTTGCAAATGCAACAAATCAAAATGGTGACCCCAGACAATATGACTATGAAGTTGTAGACAGTTGGGGGCTCATTTATGAGAAAGGACAATTTACAAAATCACACCAACACTGGCCACACACCTGGAGTTTTACATATTGTGTAAAGGGTTGTGACAGTTGCGCTCCGTTAGTTTTTGATGATGGTCTGGGTGATGGTGACAGTGGTCAATTATTCTTGGTGACACCAAATGTTGGTCAAGTAATTCTTTGGCCTGCGTGGTTATATCACTCTGTGCCTGAACAAGAATGTGAACACGAAAGAATAATGGCAGTTGGTAATTTAACAGTGGACTGGGAGAAAAGTGTGATTCCAGTTACAGAACACAAACTAACACAACCACCAAAAGGAGAAAATAACTAGTGCGAGTATTAAGATACTTGAGAAATTTGTTTAATTATGACTATCAGAGACAAAAGGAAATAACAGCGTATCTATCAAAATCAGTTGATTTGGTAGACCTAGAACATAGACAGAAAAAATTAGCAAGAAAGAGGATTTACTAATGGCTTACAATTTATCGTCAAGATCAAAAAGTCGCCTAGAAGGCGTAGAGGAAGATTTGGTTAAAGTCGTTGAACGTGCTATCGAGTTGACAGAAGTTGACTTTGGTGTGATTCAAGGACTTAGAACAAAAGAAGAACAAGAAGCATTGGTTGCTAAGGGTGCATCCAAAACTATGAAGTCAAAGCACCTAGAAGGTAAGGCTGTGGATTTGATGGCATACATCGATGGTCGTGGTTCTTGGGAACTAAACGTGTATGATGAAATTGCAGATGCGATGAAGGCTGCTGCAATTGAGTTGGACGTTGGCGTTCGTTGGGGTGCTGCGTGGAGTGTGTCTGACATTCGTGAGTGGGATGACACTATGGAAGAGGCTATGCTGAGTTATGTTGACCTTCGTAGGTCACAGGGTCGCCGTCCGTTTATTGATGCACCACATTTTGAGTTGATTTAACAAATGACAAAATTTAATCATGTAGATATGTCGTGGTTTCCTACGGCAGATTTGAAGACAAAGAACATCGATGGTAAAAGGTTTTACGTTACACCAAAGGGATATTATCCATCGATTACGACTGTGCTCTCAGACCGTAACAAGAAAGGACTGTTTGAGTGGCGTAAGAGAGTGGGTGAGGATGTTGCAAATCATATTGCAAGAAAGGCAGCTTCAAGAGGCACCAAGGTTCACCATATGTGTGAGGACTATCTGAACAACAAAGATATCTCACATCATAAAAAAGATTTTCTACCTTGGTGCCTCTTCAATGAAATGAAAGATAAACTGCTTTGTAACATAAATAATATACATGCACAGGAGTGTGGTTTGTATAGTGACAAGTACAGAGTCGCTGGTAGAACAGATTGTATTGCAGAATACAATGGTGAGCTATCAATCATAGATTTTAAAACTTCCACTAGTGAACGCACAGATTCATGGAATGAAAATTATTACATTCAAGGTGCAGCATACGCTGAGATGTTTGGTGAGAGAGCGGGAATACTCGTTGATCAAGTAGTGATACTTGTAGTCACTGAAGATGGGACAACACAAGAATTCATAAAGAAAAAATACGATTATCTTCCAATGCTTACTGAATCTATACATAGATGGGAAGAGAAAAATGAAATACCTAATTTTAACATTGACAATGATATTGGGGTTGCTACTGCCTAATATTGCAAATGCTCAACGTAATATTATACCTTGGCCTGGAACACCACAAACACCACAAACACCACAAAAGCCACCAGTTCATGAATGGACTCCTGGCCAAATAGTTAGAACTGTTTTTCTTTGCAAAGATGAAGAAACGATAGAAAAGTTAGCCTATGTTGATAAAGAATCTAAACAGGGCACCATATTGACATTGAGAGAACTGATAGGTTTGGGTGTTTGTCTTGTGTTGCCACAGCCAGCGCCATTTGTGGTAAAAGATTTAGTTTCTGAATACGTGGATCATAGTAAGATTGATAGTGTTGTCGCTAAAGTGGAATTAGATACTGGTAATGGTATAATTGAAGGATATACTATCGTTTCAGGTAAAATAAAACCTGCTATTTGATAAAAAACTATTGACAGAGGGGTAGGATTTTAGTATACTGTATTTATGGTTGTAAGAAGTGAACTGGAAGCATTGCGGACGGGAGTTCGATTCTCCCCAGCTCCACCAAAGGTATTTCTCACGAGATATCTTTGGGGGGCTGACAAGGTTTCGACGTGGTGAAAGAAGGGGAACAGACAACTCGACAGGCGAATGTCGTAAAACTAGCAAACTAAAGTAACCGCAAATGACGATTACTATTTTGAGGACTTTGCGCTAGCTGCGTAAACCTCACGGGGTATGGGCACCGCCTTGTTACTCAATGGGCCCATTTAAATTGTCATGAATAGGAGAAAATTTATTATGACTACTAAGACTCAGGCACAACGTGTCATCAATGCACTGGAAAACGGTGCAGAACTAACTGCCAAGCAGATCACTTCTCGTTATGGTGTGAAGAATGTTCGTGCAGTTATCAGCAAACTTCGTTCAGAAGGTTATGCTATTTTCCTCAACAAACGTGTATCGTCTTTTGATGGTGAGACGTATATGAAATATCGTCTTGGTACGCCGACTCGTGCAACTGTAGCCGCTGGTTACGCTGCACTTCGTTCTGCGTAAAACTTAATAAGGATTGGCTTACCTTTACCCAACAAGCCAACTCAATGAGGCATGGCCCACCTTTTATCAAACGGGCCTTTTTTATAGGATACAATGATGCCACTGAAAACCGCAAAGACTTTCTCAATGAATATAGAGAAAATAGTTTTAGAGAAAAATATTACTCATATGGATGCAGTTCTTTGGTATTGTGAACAAGAGGGTATTGAACCAGATACTATTAACAAACTTATCTCTAAATCTCTCAAAGAGAAGATTGAGGCAAATGCAAGGGAATTAAATTTCCTACCAAAACACGCTCAATTACCTGTCTAAAAGGTATTGACATTCCTATCTAAATTTGATATTATATATTTTTACAAACATCTAAGAGAAGTATTATGAAACGGTTGAGTATTGAAGATTTTAAAAACATTGATATGGGTTCGGCCTCTACTGGTGGTTACAGTGGTTGGTCAAAGTATAACTGGACTAGTTATGAGGTTGGCGAAGGTTTTGTGTTGACTGGCCGTGAACTGGGCTGGTCAAATTATCGCGAGGGCCACCGCCCTTCACCTCCGAAATCACTTCGTGATCAGGGAGTTCGGTGGATCAGTCGAAAGAAGTATCACGTTGGCAAAGACGGCCGCCATTTGCCAGTTCTGTATCTACAACGAGTAGCTTAATTAACACTGTTACATTCACATAGGAGAAAAGAGTGACTGACGTAACTGACCAAGAACGTTCTGAAAATTT